GTGTAGCTATTCTGAAACGCGCCCTCGGAAGCTCCCATTGCAGACAGCGTGCGGCTGAACTGCGCGCCATATTCCTGGCTCGCCATCCCTTGCCCATATTGCTGAAGCTCGATAGCCGCATTCCCGGATTGCAACAGCCCCCTTGCAGCCGCACTCCGCTCGACAGCCTTCTGCCCCTGATCCAGTCTCCACTGATAACTCGGATCGCTCGTCGAAAACTGTCCATTCATCAGAGTCTTCAACTGATCCGCATAGCCATTACTTGGATCTTGCTGCATCTTCGCATCAAGTTGCGGCATGTACTTTGTGTTAGCGACTTCCTGCGGAGTTTGCACTCTCGCAATAGGAGCGGCTGCGACAGGAGCCTGTGCAATCGGGGCCGCGACAGGAGCTGCAGCCTGCGCAATCAGCGCATCCCGCCCACCAGCAATCGGCCTCGTATTATACTTGTCTTGGTACGCCTTGGAATCAATGTAACTTACTCCAGGCGCGTGAATCGAATATTGGGATAAACCCTGAGCTGCAGACATTATTGCACTCCCTTCTCAGCTAATATGTCAAGGGCCTCAGCCCGGAATGGTGTGTCTTCACTATGCTGCAATTCAAACGCCCTGCGATACGAAGACCCAAGACGCCGAGCCTTTGTCGCATTCAGGTTGGTATTCAGGGGGAGGAAGGTTGACCAGGTTTTATAGTCATCATCCGAGTAACGAAGGTATGCTATCCCATTCCGCTTGTCCGAAATCAGCATTGCTTCATCAAAAAACTTTTTATCCGGAGTCTGTGCGTCCAGGTTAGAACTGCGCAGACGAATCAGGATTGGTACAAATTCAGTTGCCATGATGATCCTTTATGGAGTCGGAAGTTATGGAGTAACATACGCATCCATATAGTTATCTGGAAGCAGAAACAACAGATCACCAGATACCTCATCCTGCACTATATCGTAGTTACCAATACCTGCGTAGAAAATTCCTGTGAAGTAAGACTGAGTGAAGTGTCTAAGCTCCCCGCCGGATATAGTTTCCAGGGGTGGTATTACCACATCCCCGACAAAATAGGCAAAGTGATCTTCGTCAATATAGTGCACCACAAAGTATCCATTAAATTCTGGTATGGGATCCCCCGAAATAGTAAACACAACATTGCGAACTTGGATTGGAGCTCCATCAACCAGACCGTGGTTAGTGAAAGCCACGAACGCATACTGCTGATTATAAGTTATTACCATTGCCATATCAGTTTAATCCACCTGTCCAGGATGACGGAACAGAACTAGTCCACTCATGCCAGAGATTGGTCAGCGAATCAAATACCAGTGTCACATTCAAATCTTGCAGAGTGAGTACATACAAAGGATGCCCCTTCATCTTGACAAAGTATGCGCTGACGTTAGCAAGGGTACTGGCGGAAATAATCCGATCAACTACAGGCGTGGAAATCTTTTCTGGAACAGTCCCATTGAACCTGTAGATCGACCTCCCTTGTTGCCTCGTAACCCCCATGAAATACAGCGTGTTTTCAGTATCTGCAATGGAATCCGCACTAGAACAACCGACCAACGCCACAGCGTTTGTGACGGGGAGCAACGGAGACCCGACAGGATTCCCAGCATCGTAGAAAAACTCTGTCGTGTATTCCCCGAAGGCTACTATATAATTCACCATCCGACGCAGAGCGACCCCACCATCAGGCATCGACTGGGCCTTGATCACATTCAGCCCGGACCAGGTTAGGGGATCGTCCAGCTCCGAACCGTAGATATACCCCAACGGAGTCATCACGTAGAATGTTCCATCCAGATAGGCAGCTCCCGGAACAGTCTCTGCAGGGTAATCAACATCCGTAACTTGGGTCATTACCATATCGTACACACGATAGGCTTCTGTTGTAGCTTTCAGGAAAAAACTTTTCGCATGTACGTCAGCTGGTATTGCAGTAAAAGTAAAAGGAAGGCTCGAACTTACGGTAGCGTTTCCAAAGGCAGCTTGCCCGGAACTTCCAGAACCTTGATGCGTAGTCTTCACATACATCAACTTTCCGCCGCGAATGAAGTATATATCATCCCCATTTTGATAGCAGCCTTGAGCCTCACCTACTGCGGAAGAAACTGAACTAACCGAATATCCACCATACCCAGATGTATAAGGGGGGTAGTATTCCATAGGACTAGTACCGGATCGCTTCACCGCGAATGTCTGCCCAGTCTGCCCCTGCTCCGCAAACGCATTGACACTGATCTCGTCAGTCGCCCTCGAAGAATCTCGACCGCCGTACCCAAAAGCCAGAGGAATTCTCATATCACCGCCCCGACCGATCTACGCTGAAATACACAGGAGCCTCGTCCACAGAGAAGTCGAAACAGTCTTCCAGGAACCGTGCAGCTTTCGCCGCAACCTCCCCCCGAACATCCGGTGGGCATCCATACTCCAAGGACAACTCATCCGCCAGTCCCCACTTGATCGCTTGGAACCATTCCTGCGGGAGGTCAAAGTTGTCCGTCGTGGATACCATGTCGAAAATAGGAACCTGCACGATTCCATGGAACGTGCGAAGGTAATCTGATGGTGCATTATACACCGTTAAAATTCCGGTGTCAAGTTTTGGGTCGTACCAGTATTGATTTGGAATACCTACTTGCGACTTCACGCTGAATCGATTGTAATCCTGACGGGCAATCTGGATCAACGGAGTATCCTGTTCCGTCGCGTCAATCCGAAGCCAAGCATCACGAAAGCGAACCGGGCGGGTAGAGAACAATCCGGCGAGACTGCAGGTCACTGTGGCCCCTGCTGGAAGGTTCGCCGACACATCCAGATATGGTGCTGTGTAACCACCCTCGGCGGAGGATGGGTCAGTAACCTCGATACTCGTCAGCACACCACCAGAAACAACGAAGGTTAATCCCGTTGCCAGAAGAGTATTAGCGGTATCCAACATGTCAACTGTATAGGAACCATCAACGCCACCAGTCCCAGCATTCGTAATAGCTAGACCTTCATCCACTACCCTCCCGCCCCGGTGGCCGAGTGGGTATTCAGTCAGTCCGCTCAGCAATGGAAAGCTAATCTCGTCAAGCTTCCACAGCGGGATGCTCTTCTTCTGCCAGGCCTTGAGGACAATATTCAGGGCCTGGTTACAGTTAAGAAAATCCTCAATCGTTGGCACAGCTCCTGCCCCAAGCTCCCGGAGTAGCCGTAACGACGCCTTGATCACGTCATCCCGCGTCAAGGTAAAATTCGCAATACCAGATATTGCCATGCTAAACTCCTAAAGGATTCGGTGGGAGCAGAAGACTCTCCGCCTCCGCCACAAAAGTTGGTTCAGTATTCGGGCGAGAAATCTTAACAGTCTGGTCATCCTTCACGGACCGCACGAAGTCTTGTGGGTGCCTCGGTTCCCAGTGCTCGGCGCAGACATAGAATCCATTCCACGTTTTCTTCACGCTGGAGGCTTTCACTGCCCGTCCACAGGTGTCACAAATTACCTTGTTATCACCTGGTTTATAGTATGACTTTCCCATGCTAAGCTCTTTCTCCAAATGATGTGACAATCATACCAGTCATTGGCTTCACCAAACGCCCAGTATTTATATCGTACTTAATTCCGTAGGCATCGAGCGTCCCTGTGTAATCGTTTCCGTTCGGGCCGTACTGCACTCCGAGGAGAACGTCACCAGGTTGCGGCCACACTCCACCGATACCGACATAGGTTATTACCGCCGACGATCCCGTGTAGTTGTACGTCCCGCCAGCCGCAGTCAACTTTCGATTGTGGCGTAGTTGGGCATCAGCTCCGGCGATCGTGTAGGTCCCACCTTGTGCAGCCAAAACCTTCAAGCGTAGGATAGTTGCATCCTGTCCCGCCACCGCGTACGCGCCACCCTGACTCAGCAGGTACCTATGACGAGAGAGCGTAGCATCTTGCCCGGTAATACTATACGAACCACCCTGGGCAGCCAACACCTTAGACTTACGCAGTATCGCCTGCGCACCCGCAATGCTGTAACTTCCACCTTGCGCAGTCAGCGTATAGAAAACCGCCGTCCCGGTGTAGGTGATCTCTGCTGAAGCCCCGGTGATGGAGTAACTTCCGCCCTGAGCAGCGAGAACCCTATTCCGAGATAGGATTGCCTGCGACCCACTGAGGGTGTAGCTTCCGCCAGAGGCAGTCAGACTCCGCCCGCGATTGATACTCGCAGTAGCCCCGACTACATTATAAGCTCCGCCGGAAGCCACAATGACCTTGCTCTTGAGGAGCGTAGCTGCAGATCCCGATATACTATATGATCCGCCCTGAGCCGTTAAAGCAAAAACCTTAGATAGAATCGCCTGAGCGCCGGTGATAGTATAAGCGCCACCATGAGCTACAATAACTTTACTCTTGAGCAGAGTAGCAGAGGCTCCGGCAACGCTATACGATCCTCCAGAGGCAAATAGGTATCTGTATTTCGCTAGAATCGCTTGGGAGCCCGTGAGTGCGTAAGTTCCGCCGGACGCCATCAACATCTTATTACGTTGTAACGTGGCCGCGGAACCCGTCAGAGAATAAGCACCGCCAGAAGCAACCAGACTGCGATTACGCTTGAGTGTGGCCGAGGCCCCTGTCAGGGTGTATGTTCCGCCTGTACAGGTCAACGTATAAGTTGTCCCGCCAGCTGGGGCCGCAGGTACTTCAAATTCAGCCCAAGTAACACGAACGCTGCTGTTCGCCGCACTGCCAAAGTCGCCGTCAAACCAGCCCGCCGGCGTGGCCGTCTCGTCGAACCAGCCAGCCGCCAGCGCGGTTTCGTCAAAGAGGCCGGGCGGATTCGCCACTTACTTCTCCATCACCACCAGTTCGCCCGCGTAGAACGTCGCCGTCGTCGCGCTGGCGAGGTTGCAATGCAGCAGGCAGGTGCCGTTATAGAGGCGGATGCCCGGCGTGCCGATGATCTTCTGTGCGTTGACGTTGGGGATCGTCGTGCCGATGGTAGCGATGTCGCGGGTAATCATCAGGCTGATCGACCCGGATACCCACGAAGTATTGAGCGTGATCGACTGAATCGAGCGCACGCCCTTGTCGCCGGCCTGCAGGTTGAACCAGATCAGCGTGCCGATGACCGGCGTGGCCGGTGCTTGCGAACCGACAATGGCCGACAGCGTGGCGGTGCGGCTGCCGGTGCCGTCGCTGTTGGTGTAAGTCACGGTCGCGTTGCTGGCGACCGCCGCGAGGCCGACCGCTGCCGTGCACAGGATGGCAATTGAACAGCCTTCGCCATTGGTCGTGCCGTTGATGTCGCGGGCCGGCAGCGTCGGCGTGGTGATCGACTGCGCCGTGGTCGTCGTAATAGCCAAGCCGGAATTGACCCACAGCACGTCGAACAGCAGATGCGTTTGATTGACCGATGCCGCCATGTTAACTTCAGTCAGGTAGTTCGCCCCAACACTCGGGTTGGCAATCGGGAAACATCCGTTGTCAGCCGATGCCGTGCCGTCCGTCACCCGGCCATTGACGCCCGGCGTACCGACCGCCCATGCGCCGGGAAATCCTGCATCCTTGCTGGTGCAATACCAGTAGCCTGCCGCATCCGCCGCCGTGCCGGTCTTCATGAAGCCGATGGTGCGGCCGTTGTACGCCCCAAGGCCAGCAGGCGGATATTCCGCTCCCTGCGCGTCACGGTGCGTCCAGCGGCCCTCCTCGTTAAAAATCATGTTCTCGCCGGGCAGCAGGGCGAACGACATCAGTTCAACGGCGGTCGTGCCGTCCGTGTGCTCGACGGTGACGATGCAGCTCTGGCTGGCGTGGTCGTTGGTGATGTTGAGGTGCTTGGCGTTGCGCACCGTACTGGCCGCCGGCGAGCCGACGATAGTGGTGGTGGTCGCCGTGGTGATAGCGGGGGTATTGGTGCGCCCCGGCGTCACCGTCGTTCCATTGAGATCGACC